ACCGTGCGGCCCGAACGACGGCGGGTTAGAAAACCAAAGATGCCGGAAACGAGTCCTTGGCGGCGCGTAACCGATGCGCCGAAACTCCGCGCCAATTGTCCGGTAGCGCCGCGCGGAATTAGCGGCTTCATCTCGCGCGCCAGCTCGCGCAGGTTAAGCGATAGAGCGCGCTGCGCGATGATCGGAATGCTCTTCGGGCTTCGTTTGATGTCCTCATTTAAATCAACCAAGTCTTTGAAATTGAATTTTAGCGTCGGCGTTGCCATTAGCAGCCCCTATACACGCGGTAATCGTCCAACAGCCTTGTTACCGATTGCGGCCTTATCGTCGGCGCGAGCACGCTAACCGAGCCGCCTTCCAGCGATCGGCTGGAAAGGCCGAACTCTTCCCGCCTGTCGAATATGATTTTGGTTTGCTCGATTGCCGCAAGGCGCACGTCGTCGGGCGTGCCGATACCGTCGCCGGTCAAGTAACCGCCGGTATAGGTGACTTTGATTGACTTGGGGCCACTCATAAATCCGGCGCCGCGGTGCACGATCGCCCCTTCATCCTCATAGACGACAAAGCCGCTGGTAAGTTCCGTTCCGGCGCCGTAGGTCGGCGGGTCGGCGCTATCCTGATAAATTTTCAACTCTTCAATAGCGTCGATGGCTGGCGGGCCGACAATCGCGGCAACGGCGGGAGAAACCGGCGGCGAACTTAAAAACAAAGTCCTTAGGACACGATCGGTGCCGAAATACTCAACGCGGGCAACTTTATCCCAATCAGGACGGTGACAATATTTAGCGAAATCGCTCGTAACGGCGGGAATGATCCGCTTCTCTAGTAACTCCTCGAACTCAGTTGTCCAAGAATCGCCGCCTTTGGAAATCTTCTTTATTTCGTCGAACGTGATTAGTTGAAACAAAGGCGGCCATCCATCTTACTTCTTTTTACGTTTTATCGTTGCGGTTTCGCGCGGCGGTAAAGAGTCCTCGGGGGTTTCGATCTCTATAGCTTTTTTCTGTGGCGCCTTTTCTTCTTCAGGTTGCGGGATCGCCCAACCGCGTTTAATCCACTCTTCCGCCGTGCCTTCGCGAATATCCGGCATGTCGCCGGGCTTGAAATCGCCTTCCTCGGTCAAACCCGTATGAACGACGATTTTGAGTTTCATTAGGCAGTTCCAACCGCCTTGTTTCTATGAATCTCCAACCCGCCAACCGCCGTTGCGATCTGAGTGACCGGCTTGTTGCGCACGCCGTAAACCAGATAGAGCGCCGATACCGTCGCGTTCTGCGTGCCGCGCGATACGACAACGCGGAGAAACCGTTCTGGCGGATTGATGACATCGATCAGAAAAATCGTGTCGTCTTTAGTATCGGCAACTGTCTGCGCGCTTCCGGTAATATCCTGCGCGCTCGAAAATCCGGTGTTGTCGTCGCTCTCTACCTTAATTGACGTAGCCGCACCGGAAACAATCGCGCCGAACTGCACAACGATAAGAACGCGATCCGTGGAATAGGTCTCCATATCCAGCGAACTGCCGTTGACGGCCGTCGCCGCGGCTAACCCGGCCGTCGGCGTAATCGCCGGTACTACATAAACTTGATCTGAAAGCGGTTGAATCATTTGAAGCCTCTTTAGCTCGGCGACTTACGCAAGCCGCAGATATTTTATCGGATCGGTGCCGGCATCTAGCAATTGGCCGTCCGATCGTAGGAAAGCGTCATAAGCGATCTGATCGAGGTCGGCATAGCGTTCGCGCAAAACAACTAACCGCACGTCGGCCACGTCGCGAATAATGTACTTGGAAAAATCGCCGAACAGCACCAGCTTTTCCGCGGTCGCGAAAGTCGAGCTCATGGATTGGTTGATCGTATAAGGAAACCCGAGGATTCTATCTGGTACGCCTTGCTGGAAACTCCCCTGCCAAACATAACCGATTTGATCGGAACCAATAGAAAATTTCAGCTTGCGAAGTGCCGCTAAAACAGGATCAGACATCATAAATCGGGCGTTGGCCCTGTAAGCCGGATCGAGCGAATGAAGTAGATCGATCAGTTCATCGGCAACGATCGCGTTGGTCGCCGTAGCGGTTTTTCCCAAACCCGCAGAAACAACAACGCCTTTCGGCAGCGTCGTGCCCGCGCCGGTCGTGAAATGATCGTTCTGGATGCGCGCGATTCTTTCGCCGACGGCCGTGCCTATTTCCGCCGACAAGTCAAAGGCGGAATCCTCGATGATTTCATTGCTGAGTAAAACCGGCTTGGAGTGATACTTAAAAGCCTTGAACAGCACGACACCGAAGGTCGGATCGACCGAACTGCCGATCGATGTCGCTTCGTTCAAGATCGCGCCCTTGTTGGCAACGTCAGTCATCGTCGGCCAAGGCATGTCGGCGCCGGTCGATGTGCGCTTGATCGTGGAAACCGCGCGCATCCCGCCGAACGCCAGCATGGTTTTTTCCAGCGCACCGGAGAAATCCTGCGCTACGGTGTAACCGCCGGCCGCGGCGGTTAAGCTCATGTCGCGCTGTTCCTGAAAGAAGGCCTGTTTTACAGCTCGGTAATCCTTGGAAATTGGAATACAAATTTCAGCATCGTTAACGTTGCCCCGGAAAAACCTGGCGGCCCGGTGATGCTCATCGCGGATCTTGCCGCGGCCGGTAATCGTTTTGTCCATTAGCCAGCCCTGAAGGTACAACGCCTTACGCCGTTCCATTTCCGCCGCGCTGACTTCGCTCGCGCCGGTAGGCGCATACATCACGCCGTCCCATTTGTCGGCGCGGGTTTCTAACTGCTGCTCGCTTTCACGCGCGCTGAGCGCCGCCTTTTTTTCTTGCTCCTGCAACAATTCCTCGCGCTCGATAGCATGTTCCAGCCGGCGAATATCTTTCTCGTAGGTTTCAAATTTCTGTTTTTCCTCGGCGGTTTCGACTCCACGCTCTACGCAGCCGTCGTTGATTTCGCGCATTTCGACAACGATTTTTGCGCGTTTTTGTCTCAATTCGTTGATATCCAGCATTTTTTAATCTCCCCTTTTGCTAAGAACCTGCATGTTTTTTGGCACTTTTAATTATTTCGTCGTAAGACAACGGATCGGCTTGCGGAGTGCGGCGGGCAAGAAACTCGGCGCGTGCTTTTCTGGCGGCTTCGTCAGCTTCGGGATCAGCCGGCTTGACTTCCTTCAACAGCTCGCTTCTTTTAGCGGCGTAATAGCTGCGGGATTGTAAATCGGTGCCGGGATAGGCGGGATTAGTCACCGCCGACACGTCAAATAGCGATACTTTGATAAGCGTGCGCACCATTTCGCCATCCTCTAGCGTCAATTTTTCATCGGTCTGGCGGTCCTTGATGCGAAAGCCGAAACTCATTTCCGACACGTCGCCACGCTTTATTTTCGGTAAAAGTCGCTGCACGTCAGGGTCGTCCGGGTCGAGCTCGGCGCGAAAGGCAAGTCCTTTTTGATCCTCGGCTAGCCGCAATGTGCCGGATTTTGTCCGGGCGAGCGGCAAGCCTTCATGCTCAAGCAAAAATCTCACGTCGTCGTGCATTACCGCTTCGGTAAATGCGCCGGGTAAGATGATTTCCCGAAACCCCATGTCGTGCGATTTTTGATTGAAAACTGCGGCGTGACCTTCGATAACCGGCTTGGCGCCGGCTATAAAGCGGATTTCAGTTAACGCGAAGTCGCGATATTCTTTTTCCATATAAAAAAAGGGGACTACCCTGGAACTGCGCGCAGGATAGCCCCCAAAAATCAGCTTTAAGCGGATGTACGGTCCGCAAAGCCTAGTAACGCCCGTCGAAACTGATGATTACGGAAAAAAAGAAAATAGGAAAGGGAAAATTAGCGGGAAATGTCTACAGAGTACCTTTTAGTTCCACGGAGTCTGTTTTTTTTTCAACACGATCGACTTCCTCGCTTCTAATACGCCACGTTGAGCCAATTTTGAAGGCGTCCACCTCGCCACGGTGAATCGCACGTTCAACTGTTTTTGGATGAACGTGCCAACGCTCGGCGGCTTCATCTATTCGGTAAGAAATTTTCATAAATTACCCCTCATCCAGGTAGCATCTTTTAAGAAATCTTTGTTTTGCCCCATCAATCGCCTTTTTCAGTTGCTTTTTCTCAACTTCATTTAGCGCAAGCCCCTTGTTAAGTTTTAGTCTTAACTTTTCTGGCAAACCTTTAGTTTTTTGTAATTTCATAAATCTTTTCTCCCAGATGCCCCATTTTGATAGTCGGATCGCAAAAAATCTTCACCCCCGCCTGCCATAACCACGCACAGAAAAAAACGTCCTCGCCTACAGGCCGCTCACAACGAAAGTAAGGCGGCTTCATTTTTTCAAGCACGGATAGCCGGATCAGCATACAGCCGGTCGGAATCGTAATTAACTCCTCGCCGTTGACGCTGTGAAAGAGTTTATCGGGTAACGGCGGCACTAACGGCTTTATTTCGCCGCCGTTCTTCGGGATGAGCTTAAGCGTCGAACTAGCCTCTTGCTGTACCCTGCCGGGATAATAGCCGCCGACGATATCGACGTTATGAGCAAGCAAGCGATCGAGCGTATCAGGCGGAAAAGTCACGTCAGTATCGACAAACCAAAGGTGTGAATAATCCCGGCTAAGCGCCTTTTCGACAATTTCCTCCCGATTCCAATGCACATAGCAGCTTCCTTCAGTCAGTACGTCGAGCTCGCCGCGGTACCGGCGCGCAACCCGCCAAAGGGAAGAAAACGTCGGCATCGACATGGAGCGGTAATAGGCGATTCCAAGGGCTACTTTAGTCACTTATTGTTAGCCATTTTTAATCGTCGTTATCACCGTCATTATCGTATCGCTCGCTGTCATGACAGCAACACTCGCAAGCATCTTCACCGTCTGTGCCATCAAACCTATCGCTCGCCCCATAACGTAAACGGATACAATCAAAGGCATCATGGCTTAAGCACGCGCAACTCATTAATGCGCCGCCCCATTTAGCTGCGCCGGCTTCGCTGGCGTCACGTCAATCGAGTCATTCGGCGCCGTTTTGCCTTCGATCACCTTGTCAACCTGATCTACCGGCACATAATTGAGCGGCACATAACGCCGGTCGCCGAGCGGCCCGATGGTGTTACGATCCTCCAGTTTGAGAATATCGTTTTGGCTAAACACGCCAATATTGAAAAGTTGCGTGTAAAACCGCGCCCGGCTCTCGGAATCGCCGCGCAAAAGCGCATTTAACGAGAATTTACAGAAAAATTTCCTCTGCTCGGTCGGCGTGAGCAATTTTTGATTCAAGCACTCTTCCCAATTGACGACATAAGGCGCAACGCAATCCGAAACCATGTCTTGCGCCTGTTGCTCTACCGACGCAAAAGAAACGGTGCCGGGCTTTAAAAGTCCAATTTTATAAGGCGGGACACCGAAAATCCCCGCAATATCGGCCTTTTCATACTCCGCGCCCTCAATAAATTGCATATCCTGCGCCGGCATCCCAATCGATTGCCACTCTAGCCCCTCTTCTAGTATCGCCACCCGCCCGGCATTACTTAACCCGCCGTGCTTTTCCTCCCAAAACTTTTCTAAACGCTTGTATGCCACGTCGCCAAGCTGTTTTTGCGTGCGCAAAGCGCCGCCCGGCTGCGCATTATTCGAAAAAAACCGCTCCCGATACTCCAAAGCGGCGTTAGTGAGCCCCATTTTTTGCCGGTGGATCGCGATCGGCGAATAGCCGACTAGCCCGTCATAGGATAGGCCGCGAAGGTGCAAAACATCGGTTAGCTGCCGCTCCCGGCCGTCCGGAGTCGTGTAATAGTAAAAAATTCGGCGGTTAAAAATCTGTAAACGCATGGAATCGGGACGAAGCGGCCAAAGTGCCGTCACCTGGCCGGCGCCGTCGCGTTCGATCTCGGCATAGGCGTTGCCCCAAAGACAGAGATGCCCTTGCAACGTCTTTTTGAATACCGACGGCGGCATTAGCGGGTTTGGCGCGATGTGAAAGAGCCGCCACAAGGCATGTTCCTCTGCCGGATCGGCCCCATTAGCGACTCTTTCGTAAATGCTTAGAGGTAACTGCCCAACCGCGTCGGTAATGACTCTTACGCACTGATAAACCGCCGTCACGCCGAGCGCGTTGGTTTCGTTTACCATGATTCCGCGGCCGCTTTCATTGCCGAATACAAACAAATCGAGCAGGCCCGGCGTATTTATGCCGATCGCGCGGAGCGTCCAGATAGCTGCGTCACCGATTTTCTTTTTTATGTTCATCGTCTTTTTCCCATAACTTGCAAAATTCGTCATCCCACTTTGCCCGATAGAACTCATCCCATGATTTTAGGTATTCAAGCCACATTGCCGAAAGATCAAAAGTCTCTTCATCCATTCATCATCCCAAGGTACGCAATTCGTGTGTGTCGTAATACGATCCGATTTCAGGATTTCTGATCGCCAAATCCAGCGCCATGATGAGCCCAACAATACCGTCGATCTTTTCCGTAGATCGCTTTTTATCTGGTTTAATATTGCCAGCCGCATCCGTTTCGATAATCATATTATTGGCCATCCATTTCAAAACCGGATTGCCGCCGTGTGCGATCTTTCGCGCTAGAATATAATTCGCTAGTTCTTTAGTCGGCGCGCTCATGCTCGCTACACCCTGACCAAATTGCGAAAGTAGTGGTTTGTGATAGTTCTCTGCTTCTTTTTCATCCATTGTGAAACCGCACTGGTCGCATAAATCGTTTGTGATTTTATGCGAGCCCCACCGATCGAAGGCAATTTGACGTAGGTCGTAATCAGCCCGGCATTCACCGAGCTTTTGCATAATCCAATTGTAGTCAATCTGATTCCCCGGCGGTGTGATTATAAATCCTTGTTGAGCCCATAAGGCGTAGGGTACTCGGTCCCGCGTAGTGCGCAGTTCCATGCTATCTTTAGGCACCCAAAAAAAAGGCAATACAACGTTCGGCTCACCGGGAAAGAGCAACACAAGCGCCGCTATATCCGTCGTTGACGCCAAGTCTAGCCCGGCATAACAACGCCGGCCCTTGAGCTCCGCTAAGTCAACAAGCCCGTTACAAGCGTCCCACTCGGCCATCGCGATGAA